GGCGGGGAGAAGTGCCGCCCGAAGAACTTCACGAGGGAAGGGTCAGCAGTCCCCGGGAAGATTCGCATCGAGCTGTCGAACGGACTCATCGTGGAGCGTTCCGGTAAGAATGCGGCGCTCAAGGTCACGGATCCGAGCGGGCAGAAGGCGGGGCAGAAGCTTCTTAACGAGTTCATCGAGCCCCTGGCGCTGAACCTGCCGAAATTCATGAACGCCACCGACAAGGAAAAATCGGAGACGCTGCTGCAGATTATCGGCGTAGGGGACGAACTCGCAAGGCTCGACAAGGAAGAGTCGGTCGCATACGGCGAACGCACCCTCATCGGCAGGGATGCGGACAAAAAGAGCAAGCTTGCCGAAGCGCTTGAGTATTATGCGGACGCACCGGAAGAACTTGTCAGCGCCTCCGAACTCATCAAACAGCAGCAGGAAATTCTTGCCCGCAACGGTGAGAACCAGCGGAAGCGGGAACGCGTGAAGGAGATCACCTTCGAGAAGCACCGTATTTACGACGAGGCTCAGAGGCTCGAACAGCAGATTGCCGACCTACAGGAAAGACTTAAAGAGCGCAGGCAGGCATATGAGAAGGTTGCCGAGGACGAAGCCATCGCCATGAAAGACGCCGCAGAGCTCCACGATGAAAACACAGCCGAAATCGAAGAGAGCATTGCCAATATCGAGGAAATCAACAGAAGGGTCAGGGCGAATATCACGAAGGCCGTTGCCGTTGACGAAGCGGAGCAGCTCCGGCACGAGTACGAGTCCATGACCGCCAAGATCGAGAGCATTCGTGACGCACGCAAAGCCCTGCTTGACGGCGCAGATCTTCCGCTCGAAGGTCTCGGTGTGACGGACGGAGCACTCACCTACAACGGACAGGCATGGAGCGACATGTCAGGCGCTGAACAGCTCATTGTATCGACCGCCATTGTGCGCAAGCTCAATCCGGAATGCGGATTCGTGCTCATGGACAAGCTGGAACAGATGGACATGGACACCTTGAAAGAGTTCGGCGCATGGCTCGAAAAGGAAGGGCTGCAGGTCATCGCCACGAGAGTTTCCACCGGAGAAGAATGCTCCATCGTCATCGAGGACGGCACAGGAATCATGGAAGCACCGAAGACGGAACCGAAAAAGGAATTCACACCGAAGGCATGGACGCCGGGAGAATTCTAAACAAAAGAACGAAAGGAGAACCAACATGAAAAGATATGCAATCGTCTATTTGACCGAAGGCGGCTCGGCGAAACTGCTGACCGTGGACGCAATCGACGAATCAGATGCCCGCAAGCAGTTCTGGGAGCTGTACGAGGGCAAAGGATTCAAAATCAAGTGCGTGGCACAGATTTAAATGAAAGGAGAACCTGAATGATCAAAGTAACAAGGGGCATCATCCCCAGAGCGAAGAAGGTCGTCGTATACGGACCGGAAGGCATCGGCAAGTCCACATTCGCCGCCCAGTTCCCGGACGCCATCATCATTGACGTGGAAGGCTCCACAGCATCCATGGATGTCGCAAGGCTTGAGCCGAAGTCCTGGAGTGAACTGCTCAGCAACGTGAAGGACATCACAGCAGGTCTCGTCGACGTACCTTGCAGGACGCTCGTCATCGACACGGCAGACTGGGCAGAGACGCTCTGCGCCGCATCGGTATGCGCCCAGAAGCACTGGGACAGCTTATCATCACCGGGCTACGGCACAGGATACCGTGTTGCATGGGAAGAGTTCGGCAAGCTCATGAACGAGCTCTCTACCACGGTCGACAAGGGCATCAACGTGGTCATTACCGCACATGCAGCCATGCGGAAGTTCGAACAGCCGGACGAGGCGGGCTCCTACGACAGGTGGGAAATGAAACTGCAGAACAGCCCGAAGGCGAATATCGCCGCCATGGTCAAGGAATGGGCGGACATGGTGCTCTTCGTGAACTACAAGACTATCGTGAGCGACAAGGACAAGCAGGGCAAGGGTAAGGCACAGGGCGGTCGCCGTGTCATGTACACGGAACATCACCCGTGCTGGGACGCAAAGAACCGCTACGGACTGCCCGCCATGATGGATTTCTCCTATGAAGGAATCCGCTCGATCATCGAGGGACAGAGTGCTCCTCAGACAGCACCACAGGCACCGCCGAAGCCTGCACCGGCTCCGATGCCGGCACCGACACCCGCACCCGTCCCCGCAGCGCCGAAGGTCGAGACCGCAAAGAGCGATATGTATTACATGAAGGGTGATGCGTTCATCAAGGTCGCAAAGGGTGAGGAAATCCCCGACCTGACAGGGGCGGTGAAGATTACCAAGCGCGAATTTGACGCAAAGAAGCCCCTGAAAGCGCCGCACGAAGAAGCACCCAAGGCGCCCGCAAAAGCCCCGGAAAAGCCCGCTGAGAAGCCCACAGCCGAAGCCCTTGACATTGACCCGGCAATCCCGGAGAAGGTCAGGCGGCTCATGGAGCAGTATGGCACGACCGAATGGGATATTCAGAACGTTGTAGCATCAAAGGGCTACATGCCGTATGACATGCCGGTCAAGGATTACCCGATGGATTTCGTCGAGGGATGGCTCATCCCGTATTTTGCGAAGGTCGCCGAGATGGCAGAACAGATCAAGGACAAAGCGGAGATTCCGTTCAATTAATACACACATACAAAGGAGATTTAAACAATGAGTGAAGCTTATATGCCGATTGATGGAGCACTTGATTTTGATTCCGTGTTTACCGCAGACGCAACAGCGAAAGAGTTTTCCGTACTGCCGAAGGGAACGTATCCCTTCACCATCGAGAAGGTCGAACGCGATCACGTTTCGACCGAAGAGCGCAACGGCAAAGTGAGTAAATACGCCGGATGCCCGATGGCGAAGGTCACGTTCATCCTGCGTGGCAAGGATGCAAGCGGCGAGGATGTGGAAGTCCACCGCACCGAGAATTTCATCCTGCACACGAATTTCATCTGGAAAATCTCGCAGCTCTTCATCGCGGTCGGGCTCGCAAAGAACGGCGAGCAGTTCCGTCCGGACTGGCAGGGACTCCCGACACGCACAGGACAGTGTGAGGTGTCCGTCAATAAGTTCAAGAAGCGTGACGGCTCGGACGGCGAAAGCAATCAGATCGACAAGTATCTGGAACCTGTGACAGTCGGACCGACAGCGCCGGCATGGAAGAGCGGATTCTAATCACACTAAACAACTAATAAAGGCAATTTTCGAAAGGACACGACATGAGTAACAAGATGGAGCTGAGACCATATCAGGCGGAAGCGGTCTACCGTGTCGAGGAGCAGTGGCGGAGCGGCGTACAAAAGACGCTGCTCGTCCTGCCGACCGGCACAGGGAAGACGATATGCTTTGCCAAGATCGCCGAGAATTGCGTCAGACATGGAAACCGTGTGCTCATCCTTGCGCACCGGGGCGAGCTTTTGGATCAGGCGGCGGACAAGCTGCAGAAGGCGACCGGGCTCGGATGCGCGGTGGAGAAAGCGGAAGAGAGCTGCCTTGATTCATGGTTCAGAGTCGTGGTCGGGTCGGTGCAGACCCTTATGCGGCAGTCAAGGCTCGACCGCTTCGACCCGGACTATTTTGACACTATTATCATTGATGAAGCGCATCACGCGCTCTCACCGAGCTACCGGGTCATCCTGGATTACTTCGAACACGCTAATGTGCTCGGAGTGACGGCGACACCGGACAGGGGCGACATGAAGGACCTCGGAGCGGTCTTCGAATCACTGGCGTATGAATACAAACTTTCGACAGCGATTCATGAGGGCTACCTGTGCAAGATCAGGGCGCTCACCATACCGCTGAAGCTCGACCTTTCAGGCGTCGGCATATCAGCGGGAGATTTCAAGGCTGGCGACATCGGAACGGCGCTCGACCCGTATCTTGAGCAGATCGCCGCTCAGATGGCTATACACTGCCACGACAAAAAGACGGTCGTATTCCTGCCGCTCATTAAGACAAGCCAGAAGTTCAGGGACATGCTGAACATGCAGGGATTCAACGCGGCGGAAGTCAACGGCGAGAGCGAGAACCGGGCGGAGATTCTGGC